GGTGTGATAATATGGAAATGGGTAAGGAACTTAAACTATCATTAAAAGTTGAATATCAAAAAGATACAGATAGTATCGAAATTACAACTAATGGACAATCAAGTGGTATAACTCTTCCATCTAAGATGTTTCTGCCATTTGTACAAACATTACTTCGTGTCGGTTTGGATATGCAAGACAAAAAGGTAGTTGATTTGGGATTGCGAGAGGGGTGATATCATGAGAAACACTAGAGATGTTTATGTTAAAAATGTAAATGTTTGTAGAGAGGATGGTTATAAAACCAGTTTGTTGGATATCTTAAATATTGAGCCATATTACATGGAAATCAAGCAGATTCTCGACAATATTTATTGTTGTACTGTTGACAATCTTGACGAGATGTCGAAGTGTATCAAGTGGTTGCAGAATAATAAGTTTAAGAACTTTGTTGTCAAGAAGATTTATGTTAGCCGTATAAGAAGTGAAATCTATGTAATTGCTGATTTTGACGATGACAAAATAGGTGAAGTTTTGGACGAATATTATGAAGCAACTTTTACTTTTACAACTAATTATAAACAAGACATTGTTTTCATGATTACTTCCGAAAAGAATTTAGTGGAAGCAAATATGCCTAAATTTGAAGAAGTGATTGAGGTGACTCCTAGTGTCTAACTCGCAGGATTATTCTAAAAAAATAAAACATAATGAGTTGTTTGTGCAATGTCTAAAGGACACAGATGTTAAAGAATATGACGATTTTTCGGATTGGATAATAGTCGGTATATTCTATTCGTCACTTCATTATATGAATTTGTTTTTGTCCAAGAGATATGATGATATAAATCTTGAAACTGTAAAGAGTCATAAAGATAGAAATATTATCATACAGAAAAAATGTCCGTATCAAATTCATATGGCATATCGCACCTTATATGAGTTAAGTAGAGAGGCGAGATATCAATGTTCAGATGTATCGTCTAAAGTCCGTTTTGTGGAACAGAAATATCAAGAATTAAAGAATTTGTGTTCTGAACAAATGCAACGGAGTGTTTCTAAGAGATAACGTGGACTACATAATGAATAACCATAAAATAAGACCCTAGATTTTCTCTAGGGTCTTTTGTGATGGTTAGCATAAATAATTTTCACCAATTCCCAACTTGCAATTTTGTGCATATTGTATATTGACTTTTTACTATTAATGTCATATAATATAGTAAAGAAATGATTCAAGAGATTGAATACTTCAAATGTTTGTCGCTGCTAGATATGCGACTAATAAATAGTCTAGTTCAAATGTTTGTCGCTGCTAGATATGCGACTAATAAATAGTCTAGTTCAAATGTAGTCTCGCTCTAGGCGAGACTATTTGTTTTGAGGGGCATAAATCAATGGAAGTTGGACATTTTTACTTTTTGGACAATCAATATTATCAAGATTTTAATGACGATAAACTTATGAGCAACCATGAAATTGTTAATGGTAAAATACATGATCGTCCTTGCTATTGTTGTATAGATACATCTGACAGCAATATTTATTGGGTTATTCCAATATCTTCACAAGTTGAAAAATATCGAAAAATATATAACAAGAAGATTAGCAAGAACGGAAAATGCGATACCATTGATTTTGGAAAAGTGCTTGGTGCAGAGAGAGCGTTTTTAATTCAAAATATGTGTCCTGTTACCGATAAATATATAAAGAATGAGTATCAACATTTGGGTTCGCCAGTAGCCATTGACTATACGACTTATAAAAGAATAGTATCTAAGGCTACAAAGGTGTCTGCTTTGGTACATAATAATAATTCGCATTTGATATTTCCAGATGTGTTGAAAATTGAAGAAGTGCTAAAGTCAAAAAATAAATAGAATACAATGCAAATAAAGCTCCGATATTCTCGGAGCTTTTGTTATACATGAACACACATTGTTTACTTTTGCCCATTTGTACACTTGTGTATACTCATACACTCATACACTCATACTCATTATCTATTCTCTCAAATTAACATTTACGTTAATCCAATCCTTGCCGTCACGTTCCATAGTGACAGTATAGTATAATCTGCCCTTAACACCAAAACTATTTTCAGCGTCAACATAAGATGATACGGTGTAGCTATCATTATGATGTGTAATAAAGTTTTTATCGTACATTGGATAGTCTGCTGTTGCAGGGGCTTTTAATTGTTTGTTTACATAGAATTTAGCTGCTATGTAGGCTTCTTGGCTGTAGTCTTTTTCAGAGCTTGCACTATTTATGGCAAGGTAAATAATTAAAATTAATATGCCCCATGCAATTACATTAGCAATAAAAATCCCCAAACAACCATTACTTTTTTTGTTTTTGTTGGGTATCACGTTTGTGTTTTTTTCCATTTGTATTTCCTCCATTGTTATTTGTATCAAAACTGCAAATATAGGGTTTAGGTCTTTAAAACAACCAAAGATGATGGTGGTAATGATAGGATAAGTGTATTTGGGCAAATGATAACTCAGTTGTCCGATTTTAAAAAGATAAATCCGTTTAGTCAGTTTAAAAACAATTCACTTATTCCTGTAAATGAAGTAGCAAACGTCCGTCAATTTAATAATCTTTTAACACAAGGTAAATCAGTAGCCGAAGCCGAGTCAATAGCTTTAAAAGGTTGTTCTAAAACAACTCTTGACATTGCTAGAAGTGCTAATGGTGCAGCGGTATCAGAAGAAATACTGTCTGCTTCTTTAAAGGGCGTTGCAACTTCTTCCAAACTTGCTGCTGTTGGTATGAAAGCGTTGTCTATTGCTGGCAATATGCTTACAGGTTTAGCTATTTCTTTCTTGCTTGATGGTATTATAACACTTTTTGATAATATTGTCAATGGTGCAGATAATGCAAAAGAAAGTTTAGCTCAGTTCACAAGTAGTTTTTCTGACTCTATTGACAAATTAGATGAAGAAAACAAGTCAGTAAACGAATTAGTAAATCGTTATGTAACTTTGGTTGCAACAACAGATGACTTGTTGACCGTTAAGGACGATTTGAATACTATTCAGGATAATTTAATTGATAAGTACGGCAATGAAGCTAAGAGCCTTGACTTGCTTAATGGCAAAATGTCTGAAAATATTAAGAAAATCAAAGAGTGGAAAAAAGAAAAGGCTGAAAGCGAACTTTATCAAGAGTCAGATATTACTGATCCTGATGATGAAGATAGGAAGCTGAGTATTGCCGAGGCTTACGCCTTGGCTCAAAAAAAGTTAAAAGAGGGAAGTTCTTTCGGTTCTAATGGCGGTAGAGTAGGTCAAGCGTATGTTCCCGATACGTTATTTGGAAAATACAACAGTAATGCAGACATAAACAAGGTTGGTTCTCGTGATTACGGCGATTGGGGCGATTACAAAGAAGTAGCCGAAATACTTAAAAAATACAATAACGTTGGTATGAGTGGTTACGATGATGATACATTATACTTTGCAGGTACAATGCAAGAACGTATTGATACTATGCAAAAGGTTTATGATGAATTATCCGAGAAATGGGCAAACATTTCAAAAGACGATAATCGTAACAAGTGGTTGACTGATTTACAGAAAGAAATTGCTACCACAACAGAGGAATATGATAAACTTTCTAATGCCGTTGATAAATACAACGAAATTCAGAAAACACTTGAAAACTATAACACAAGTGAAGAATTTAGCAAAGCATTTGATGAAGCTCAGAAAGCTACTGAAAGTTATAGTCATGCTGTAGCAAATAAAAATATTGACGATGTTGATAGGCTTTATGATTTAACTCAGAAATACAAAGATAAGTTAATCAACTTGGCTAATGGTGACGAGGATTTAATTGACTATGTTAATACTTTCTTTGAAACTTTGCCTGCAAAATTAACAACAGGTACTTTTGATATTTCTGAGTGGACGGACGATATTGACGAAGTTCAGAATAAAGCAAAATCACTTAAAGATACTTTAACAAGTCTGCAAGACGGAAGTATTTCGGATAGTGACTTAGTTGAACTGTTTAAATCATATCCTGACTTGGCTAAGTTCTCAGGCAACACGGAAAAGCTGACAGAAGAAGTTAAGAAACTGATAAGACAAAACCCTAAAGAATTAACAGACAGATTAAAAGAACTATCAAACAGTTTGCCAAATGGTAATGATAAGGCTAATGTGGAGGGTCTTATTTCAAGCCTTGAAAAACTCGGAGAGGTAGCTTCTTCTATTTCTGAAGTTAAACTGTCTGTAGATGATATTGAGAAAATTTATGAGGAAACGTTTGATGACCTTATAGATAAAGCTGAGGACGAGAAAGATGTTCTTGAAGAACAAAAGAATATTCTTACAGAACAAAAAACTCAACTTGACAATATTATTTCTCAGTACGAAACTGTTGCAAACACAGTAGAGTCTTATATTGACGAGCAGAAATCAGCTATTGAGGACAGATATAATGCTGAAATTGATGCCATTAAAGCTGTTAATGAAGAAAAACAAGATACTATTGACTTACAGGAAAAGCTAAATAATCTTGAAAATGCTAAAAAGAAAAAGGTAAATGTTTATTCTGAAGCTAGTGGTTGGCATTTGGAAACCAATACCGAGGAAGTAAACAAGGCACAGCAGGAATACGAACAGGCTAGTGCTGATAAACGTGTATCTGACCTTGAAAAGCAGCGTGATAAGGAAACTTCATTGTGGGATAAGTATAAACAACAGTGGCAAGACCTTATCAACAGCTCTACTAACACAGAAAATGAACAGCTTGCCAAAGATATTTTAGGTGTTAATTGGACGGACAAAATAGCACAGCAAGACACAAATATTCTTAATGACTTTGCAAGCAAATACCAATCTTATCGTTCTCAACTTTCAGATCAGGTTGAAAAGGAAATTGAGAGCGTTGAAAAAGAGATAACGGCTAAAAGCAAAGAAATTGAGGCATACAAGAAAGAAAAAGAAGCTTTATCAAAGTATGTTACAGATATTACGAATAAGAATAAAGACTACATAAAACAGTTGACAGATGTTTCTGAAAAAGAAATGCAGACTATGGAAGGTAGGACTAAGTTCTTAGAGGATTGTAAAAAACGTGCTAGGGAAGCTCTTGACTATTCTGATATTTCTGTTGAGGGTGCTAAATCGAATGGTTTGTATCTTGTTCAATATGACGGTGAAACTGTTGGAACAGGGCTTGATGAAGCACAAGCAGAACAGTTAAAATCTGAACTGTACGGCAAAATGGTTTCATCAGAACTCTTGGCTAACCCTATGCTTGGTAAGAACAAGGGTGCATTAACAGCTATTCTTAACGCTTTAAAGAGTAAGTTTAACATTATTAAACCATATCGTTCAGGCGGTATTGACGATTATACAGGACTTGCACAACTTCACGGAAAGCCAAATGCAGTTGAAACTATCTTCAATTCAGAGCAAGGCAGAAAACTGTATAACCTTGTGGCTAATACGGATAACCTTGTCAATTATATTGGAGACAAGATTTATAACGGCATAACAGATTTGGTAAGGACAAAAATGTCCTCACTAAACAATATTCAAAATAGAAGTGACACAAACAATAAAACTATTGTATTCCAGATCGATACTGTCAATACAACAGACGGCACAACATTCTTAGAACAGATGAATGCTTATCTGCAACAGGCTGATTTGGATAGAATAGTCGGTAAAAATTATTAAATAAATACAAAAGTAATAAAGAGCCATTAATTATTTAGTGGCTCTTATCTTTTGGAAATATTTTAAATTCA